TTACCAACCCCGAAGTTGTGGGGTTCATCGACGGCTACACCGGCAAGCTGGCCAAGGGGATAACGGACACGCAGGATACGGCTCTGCGGGGTGCGTTGCGTGCCAGCTTAGAGGAGGGGGCCGCTATCCCGAAGATTCGGGACCGTATCCGCGAGGTGTTCCAGTCCAGCAAATTACGCGCGACCAACATTGCTCGCACCGAGACTAGCCGGGCGGTGCATGGGGGCCAGAAGGAGCAGTGGAAGCAAAGCCGGTTGGTGGAGAAGATCAGTTGGTTGACGGCCGACGATCCCTGCCCGTACTGTAGCTCGATGAACGGCGAGACGATCAGCAGCAACGACAACTTCCGCGAGCTGGGCGGGTCGATCGAGGTTGAGGGCGAGAAGCCGATGCCGGTGACGTGGATGTCAATCGGCACGCCGCCGGCACATCCGATGTGCTTACTTCCAGGCACTCGCGTAGCGGCCCGTGCAGTTGTCGCGGCGACCGTTGCAACCTATGAGGGGCGTGCCATTCGCTTGGTCATGGCCGGCCGCACACCGCTTGCCGTCACCACGCAGCACAAGCTCTTGACACTGCGTGGCTGGGTTGCTGCTGAGCATCTTCGTGAAGGCGACGACCTCATTCGCTGCGCCGACTTCGAGCGGATAGTCTCGCATGACCCATATGATTATAACGTGCCAACCATGATTGAGCAGATAGTCGGTTCGCTTGCGAAATCTAGCGGCATGCCTGCCGGTCGCGTGCCAGCGGCCGCCGAACACTTCCACGGCGATGGGAGGTTCTGTAATGGCGACATCGATGTTGTAGGGACCAACAGCCTTTTGGGCTACTACGGAAAAAGAGCGACGCCGCAAGAGCGCGATGAGCTTCCGCTCTGTGCGCGTTGGCCTGATCGTGCGTTCGCGAGTCTGTGCAATCTTGACGCGATGTTCGTCGGTTTGTCGCTTGCCGCGCACGGCGTCGTGTGCCCGCTTCACAAGCCGCAGCCGCTCCAGGCGTGGCGTGCGGGCCATTCGGACAAACATGGCCTCGCTTTGGTTACGCGCTCGGAAGCCGACCTCAGCCAAGCGGCGGTACAAAAGGGGGCGGCTAACGTTGAGACGATGGGCCGCTGCCTCCAGCGATTCGCCCGCTTCGTGGCGATGGATAAGATCATCAGTGTCGATACCTTCGATTTTTCTGGCCATGTTTACGACCTCCAAACGGTATCGGGATTATACAGTGCCAATGGCATCCTGTCAAGTAACTGCCGGTGTACGATGCTGCCGGAACTGGTGCAGATTTGAGGTGTTAAATGGCTGCAATGACAGCAACGACATTGATGGAGATCCTCGATGACGCTGGCGTTCTTCCTCCGAACTGCAAGGCGGTTACAATTCGCCTAGCGTTCGACGCCGCCGCCGAGCTGGACTTCGCCTGTTACGGAGACGACCAGACGCTCAAGGGCGACGATCTCGTTGAGATTGTTCGCACGATACAAACGGAGGTGATCCGTAATGCCCCTACCAAAACCGAAACCTAACGAAGAGCGTGAAGCCTTCCTTGAACGCTGCATGGCCAACCCGACTATGAACCGGGAGTACCCGGACAACAAGCAGCGTTATGCCGTTTGCAATACGCAGTGGCGCGAGGCCAAGAAGTCCGACGGCGACGACGATCAACACGAGCTGGCCTACAAAACCTACGAGGCCAAGTTCGATCAGTTCATTGAAGGCGAGCGCGCCGTGATCGCGGTCGTGTCAACCGGTACGCTCGACATGGATGGCGAGATCCTGGTGCCGAAAGGTGCGCGCTTTGACCGCTTCCGCAAGGCGCCAAGTATCTCCTGGTCACATCAATATCGCGAGTTACCGGTTGCTAAGGCGCAGTGGATCAAGTATGACAAGGGCCGGGACGCGATCATAGCCAAGCCCGTCTACGCGGAATTCGATTTTGCCGACGACGTTTACAACCTCTACCTTGGCGGTTTCCTGAAGTCGTTTTCGATCGCGTATGATCCATACACGGCCGACATTATCACACCAAACGACGCTGATTTCAAACGTCATCCGGAATGGGAAGGTGCCCGTCGAGTCATAAAGACCTGGGACCTCGTAGAGTTCTCTTGCTGCACTTTCGGCATAAACCCAGAGGCGCTTGTAATTGCGGTGAACAAGGGCATCGTGACAACCGACCGGCTCAAGTCGATGGGCGTTGAGCTGCCGGAACCAACCAAAGCAGCCAGCCCTCCTGACCCTCCGGAATCCGACGATACCCCCGAGCCGGTGCGACGGGTCATCATCCCGGCCAAGCGGGCAATCGTACGCCGGTCGGCTTGGCCCAAAAAAAAAGACTTGACAGACGAGATTGACGTGGATAATCTCGTCCAGCATGAGATCGACCGCCTGCGCGGTCGTTGCGGATAACACCTGCCCTTAGCGGCTAGGCGTTCTCCCGGAGACGGCAGGGCCTTGAGCCCAGAGCCGTCAGGTCAGAATCGCTCGAAGTCGACGAGCAGAACTGACCCTTTAACGGGAGCAACGCCATGAAGCTGCTGCTTCTCAAAGACTATGAGGCTGGTGGGGATACGTTCCCAGCCGGCCAACTGTTCGCCACGTCTGAGGAAGCCGAGGCCAAAGACCTGCTTTTCAGCGGCACGGCTCGGCTGGCTACGAAGTCGGACGAAGAGGTGGAGCCCGACAAGCCCGGGCCCAGCAAGGAGGAAATCGCCGAGATCGTCGCCACGATCGTTGCAAAGACGTTCGAGGCCGAGCGCAAGGCGCGTGACGCCGATCCGGACGTTGGGGCCGGGGCCGGCCAAGATGGTGAGATCAAACCGTTCAAGTCATTCGGCGAACAGCTCGCCTGCGTGGTGAAGGCCGGAACAGGCGGCGCGGTAGACCCGCGGCTGCTTGAGGTGAAGGCCACTGGTATGTCAGAAGGCATGCCGAGCGACGGCGGGTTCCTCGTGCAACAGGAGTTCTCGACCGAGCTGCTGAGGCTGGTACACGATACCGGCGTGCTCGTGCCGCGATGCCGCAAGCTGCCGATCGGGCCTGACAAGAACGGCTTGAAAATCAACGCAATCGCCGAATCCAACCGAGCGACAGGTTCGCGCTGGGGCGGGATTCAATGCTATTGGAAAGCTGAGGCTGCCGACAAGGTAGCCAGCAAGCCCAAGCTGCGCGAAATCAAGCTCGACCTCAAGAAACTGATCGGCCTGTGCTACGCCACCGACGAACTACTGCAAGACACGATTGCGCTGGAGGCACTACTTACGCAGGGCTTTGCAGAAGAGTTCGGCTTTATGATGGACGACGGGATTGTCCACGGCACGGGCGCCGGCCAACTACAGGGCATTATGAACTCGGTCTGCAAGGTTGCAGTAGCCAAGGAGGCCAACCAGGCGGCCACGACGATCGTGTCCAAGAACGTCATGAAGATGTGGTCGCGTATGTGGGCTCGGTCGATACCGAACTCGGTCTGGCTGATTAATCAGTCGTGTTGGGAGCAGATCTTCGGCCTGACTATCACGGTCGGAACGGGCGGCGCGCCCATGTATATCGAGGCCGGCAAGATCAAGGATGCGCCTTACGGGGCCATACTTGGACGCCCGATTCTGCCGATCGAGCAATGCAACGCGCTCGGAACCGAGGGCGACATCATCCTGGCCGACTTCTCGCAGTTCCTACTGATTGACAAGGGCGGCATCCAGAGTCAGTCCTCGATTCACGTCAAGTTCATACAGGACGAAACGGTTTTCCGGTTCGTCTACCGGGTTGACGGTCAGCCGATTTGGGCGAAGCCGCTGACGCCGTACAAGGACACGGGCAAGACCCAGTCGCCCTTCATCACGCTGGCCGTACGGGCGTAAGGAGACCAACTAATGGCACTACCCAAAGCATTGCCTGAGAACTACAAGATCCTGATAGTCGCGCCGCTGGCCGCATGCAACGCCGTTGCCTATGATGTGATCTGCTTCAAGCACGTCCACAAGGGCTGGTTCATTCTTGAGCACCAGGGTGAGAACGATACGGACCTGACCGTATCGCTTCTTGAAGCCAAATTGGTCGCGGGCGCTACCGCTACCACGACTGCTATCACGGCCGTCTTCCCCGTCTGGGAGAATGTGGATGCCGGCACGCCTGGCGACACCCTGACGAAGGTCGCGACCGATGCGGCCAGCTACGTGATCAACATCGGCGACGGTGGCGCAAACCAGCTCATCGTAATCGAGTGGGACCCGGCGAAGTTCAGTGCGGGATATGACTGCATCAAGATGGTGGACTCGGGTGGTCATGGCAGCAACACGATGTCGGTCATCGCGCTCCTTGAGATGCGGTATGCGGACAAGTCCGCGGATATCCCGAGCGTGATCATCGACTAGGAGGCCGTATGCGGTTCATCGTGACGGGCACGCCCAGGTCGGGCACGAAGTACGCGGCCAAATTGCTGACCGTGCTGGGTGTGCCGTGTACGCACGAAGAGACGCTTAGGCCGATGGCCGAAGTGGTAGACTGCCTGCGGTGGTATCGGGACACGGATAGTGGCGAGTCATCCTGGATGGCCTGGACGCTGCTGCCGTTGTTCCCCGAGCCCGTTCCGGTGCTGCACACGATCCGTGATCCGTGGCTGGTGGTCGATTCCCTGACGAACCGCAACAAGATTCTGTGGGCCGACCACATGCGGGAACACAAGCCGTACCAGTCGATCCGCGACACGATCCGGCACTACTGCCCGGCCGTGTGGCAATGGGACGCGCTGGTGAATCGCGCAGCACAGTTCGTGCTTGACTGGTACGACCTCATTGTGGCGGCGGTACCACAGCGGATGGAATACCGTCCGTCAGCATTAGATGTTCCGCTTGTCCGCCGGATGCTCAACCATATCGGCTGCGAACGGGACGATGAGAAGATTCAAGCCGCGCTCGGCAAGGTCGCTACCGATAGCAACGCCGGTTTCGTTCTCAAGGCGGTGCCGGGCATCAGCAACCCATTGGTGCGTAAGTGGATAACCGAATACGCCAAGGGGCTGGACGTGAGCAGGGTACTGTGTCAGAAGTTGGAGCCGAGCGTCGTGCGATCGACGCGGGAAGAGCTGGCGGCACAGATGGACCCCGAACTTTTGGTCAGGATGGACGCTTACGCGCGCCGCTACGGCTATGCGACGCCTGTATGGGCATCGACTGCCGCGCTTAGACAAGGAGTGACACCATGAGTGTTGCATTGGCTTTCGATACGAAGATGTTTTCGCACTCACAGCCGGGTGGCATGTTCAGTGTCAAAGACGCGGCTGAGTGTCCCGGCAATGTGTTCTGGGTTGGCAGCAACATCACGGGTGCGACCGATGGGGCCGGTTACGGCCGGAACCCAGGTACGCCGTTCGCTACGTTGGTCTATGCCGAGACGCAATGCCTGACGCAGCGGTGCGACACGATCTATGTCATGCAGAACCACACCGAGACGTGGACCCACTCGACGGGTGCGGCTATCCTGACGCTGGATGTAGCTAACCTACAGATCATTGGCCTTGGCCGCAGCACGCGGCCGATATTCCTGATCGACGGACACGCGAACAACTACATTAGCATCACGGGTGCCGATACGACGATCAAGAATTGCCAGTTCGAGTCGGGCGCTGCCGATGTTGCCAAGGCCGTACTGGTTGCGGCGGCTGGTGTCAGGTTCGACGGTTGTCACTTCCTTGACAGCACGGCCGGCGAGAACTTCCTATTCTCGATTATGACTACGGCTGCGGCCGACGAGATGGAAGTTGAGAAGTGCACGTTCATCTCGATCGACGCATCGGTTGATGCCTTCATTCACCTTGTCGGAGCCTGTAATGGCGTCAGGATTCTGCACAACTACATGAACGGGCCTTGCGTGACGAGCCTCATCGAGGCGATCACGAATCCCTGCCTTGACATTCACATTTGCCATAACCATCTCAGAAGCCTCACCGAAGGGAACGACCTCGCTGGCCTGGTGGACTTAGTGGCCAGTTCAACTGGCATAATCCACGACAATCTTTGTTACAACGCAGACGACACGGACATACTGACCGGGATCGACGGTGCCAGTTGTAGCCTAGCACGTAACATCTCATCGAATGAGGACGCTCAGGAAGCCGTCATGGCCGGTGGGCCGGCAGCGTAGAGAGCATCGAAATGGTAACGCTGGAATCGACAATTTGCCGCTACATCGGGCTTTCGACCGACACGAAGCCTACAGGTGCGGATGTTCCGGCCGGATCGAGCTTCTTCGAGAACGACACCGGCAAGATATTCCGCTGGGACCGCTTTGAGTGGAAGCACTACGTCGCCGGCGACGAGCAGT